AAACTCAGCAAAGATATTCCTCCCGAATTTGAGAACAAGGCGGGTCTTTCTAAATTGACCGATCAAATCAACACGCTTAGAAATATGATCAAGTCGGCAACTTTAAATGATGCGTTTGTTCCTAACCGAAGAATGCATTTAGATCGATGGGCGGAGGGTATTGACGCAAGTGGCGCGTTTACTAGCAATATAGACGAACATGTCGTATCTGATATAATGGCACTGAATGGAGTTGAAAATACGTGGAAGGTCTTATTAATGATGGGTATTGGTGTGTTTATTAATCACGAAAATATAACTTACACGGAAATTATGAAACGACTCGCGGACGAACAAAAATTGTATATGATTATTGCTTCAAGCGACTATATTTACGGAACGAACTATCAGTTCTGTCATGGCTTTCTCAGCAAGGATTTAAATCTTACTCAGGAGAAGCTTATTCAAGCTATGGGAAGAATCGGAAGAAATAATATCCAGCAAACTTATACGGTGAGATTCCGCGACGATGAACAGATTATGAAGCTATTTACATCTGAGACGGATAAACCAGAAATTATAAATATGAATCGGTTATTTAATACTCGCAAGGTTGTATGGCAAAATGATATGTATGTTGAAATAGCCGATGATCTGGAGGATGACGCAGGGACAGAAGCCCAAGAGCCCGAAACAGGTGATGATTAATTCGAAGAAGAAAAACTAAAAAGGAAATATAAATTGTAAATTATAAAAAAGAAAAAGAAAAAGAAAAAATACAGTTAATAATTTTGTATAAATTTGTACATTTTTTCTTTTTCTGTGGCCTTGTATTTTTTATTTAAGCGAGCCCCACCCACGAATTCGTGTCTGCAGTGGTTGAAAATTTTCTAATATAAAAGGCTGTTGTATTTACACGCGTGCCATATTTTTCTCTCAATTTATAATCAGAAGGCTCTATAGCAAGTGCGCGTTCCGCATCGTGGCCAACTATGTTATTAAACTGACCAGCTTCAATAATCTTAACATCTTCATCGTTTCTCAAATTAAAATCAATTCGCGCCTGTAACTTTACCTGCTCTATAAATGTATTTATAGAAATCTCAGGATCAAATCTATAATATTTAACATGAGCTGTATAAACCTCCTTAAAATAAAACTCGTAATAATTCAGATCGTTTGACATTGTATTTGTATTGTAGTATGATTTAAGTTATTTAAATTAAAATGCTTTCAATTTTAATTTAAATGTAATAATAATTCGAGCAATAGGTTCGCGTTTACAGTTTACACACACATTACTTTACCTCCAATATGTCTGAAAAAGAAGTTGTTATATAAAATTTTATTGACCAATGCTTTTGTCAAAGTTTTATCGCTCATTTTTAATTGTTTGATACAGTCATATTTGCAGATAAATTCTTTTACAAGCTGATTGTCATTGGTATATTGCCCAATTCCATCCTTATATAAAACAGGTTCTCCATATTTTTCTTCAAAATTATCAATTAATTCTTGGCTGCAGTTGTTGTATAAAAAATAATAATGCCCATTTGTTACAGATGCGTTTTTAACAGGAGTGTCTAATGCGGAAGATGACGCATACCCGTTATGACTTGCTGCCGTTTTTCTGTCCAAATAAACATTCAGAATTTGGTTTTTTTCTGTATTCAATTTTGCTATATATCCTAGATTTTGAATTTTGGTTTGTTTTGTTGGAAGAATGTCGTGGATTATGTTCGGGTCCAAACTTCTATCTACGAAAGCCCATCTATATTCCATGTAAATTGTGTTTTCTTTAACTGCTTTATCAATACTTGGTCGTTTTACCTTGAAATTATACTCCTTCAAGCATTCTGCGACTGATTCATATACTTTAATAATAGTCACGGTTTCAGGGTTGATTTTTTGAAGACGTGGTCCCAATGTTACTAATGGTTCATTAAAGCCTGTGGCGGTTTTTGTTTGAGTTGAGTTTAATTTCTCCATCATTTCTTGGTTTGTTTTTTCTAAATTATTTATTTGACACGATAATTGTTTTACACTTTGAACTAGTTCTTGAATTAATAGGTTGTCATTATTTGTAGTTTTCATTTCAAGCATAAGTTTTAATTGTTCAATTTCAAGCTCTAGTTTATTTGTATCATTGTTATTAAAATATTTTAGGTTATTGTTAATAACATTTAACAATGTTTTATATGATAAACGTTTACCAATTAAAAAAAGCTCCCTTTCATCGTCATGTCCCGGCAAATCATTTACTTGATTGATTCTTACGTATTCGTGTTTGTGTATAAAAGTTTCAAAGTCCTTGCTTTTGTTAACGGCAAAACAATCTAATAATAATACGTTTCCGTGTTTTAACTTGCAATCATTATATCTTTCTTGAATGCCGATTCTACTTTCACCAATTTTTACAACATAAGTTCCATCAGGATGTGTCTTAACTTTTATAATATATACCATACCACAGATGGTTTTAAATTCTCTAAGCAAAATTTGTTCACGTTCCCTTTGAACTTTTGTATCTAATTCGGTTTTATGCGTTTCTTCAATTTGAATGATTACATTTTTTGCGTCTTCTAATTGAAGTTTTAGTTCATTGCTTTCTTCTATTAAAATTTCTTGCAAAACATTTTCTAATTTAATATAATACTCGTGAATTTCATCTGCTTTTTTTGTTCCTGCTTTCAAACAAAATTTTTTGAAGGTTTCAATATTCAACATAATTATTTCTTTGTTGTGACCACCTTTGGTTTTATTCTTTGCTCCTGAAGGTTCAGGAGCAATGATTTTATAATCTTTATTAATAGTAAAATTTTTTTCTAGCGCGCATTTTGCGTTATATTTTTGATTAAACCCTAACCAACTCCACACGTTATCAAGGTCAATTACAAAATCATTCTTGTTATCGTGCTTCAAATAACAATAAAAACTGGCTAAAAACATTTGTTGTTCATAATTATTAAATTTATTTTGCACCTTCTCCACTAATTTTGACTGATAATTGCCATTTAATTTGGTAATTGGGTTGCTTTCAATGAGATTTACAATGTCTACGCTCATTCTATACATTATTTACTGATATATTTTTATATTGGTTTTTGCTTTAATAATTAATAAACGATAATTTAATTATTAAAATATATAAAACATACTGAGACGATAGATCGTAACAATATATTTAATTGGAATATGCTAATCCACCCATGCCGGACATAATTCTCAACACGTTATAGTTGGTGGCATACACACGCACTTTGGCAGTCTTGGTACCCTCAACGGTGGCGTTGGAGAGCACAAGCTGAAGGGTAGCATTGTCAATACGGGAGAAGTTGCACGTGCCGGAGGGTTGGTGCTCCTCAGGGCGAAGGGCGAAGGAGTACACGTTAATACCCTCATCAGGGTTACGGGTGTGCGCCTGGTAAGGCTGGACCCAAGAGAAGTAAGAACCTTCACGCTCAGAGAAGCGATCCTGGCCGTTAAGTTGGAGCTTAGCGGTGACGACGGGGTTCTGGCCCCAGCAGTGCATGTCCAAAGAGGTCTCAGTGAGCACGAATGTTCCGGCATCAGACACACCGGAGTTATCCAAGTGGGATCCACCGTTCTGGAGAAGGGCGGCAATGTCGGCAGGGGTGTTAAGGGGGATGGGGACGGCAACACCTCCGAGGTTGACCTCGTTATAAGGGTTGGAAGGTCCGTGCCAGTATCCAGTGAAACCGGGGAATTCAGCGGACGGCTGGTAGTCAAGAGCACCGGCATCCTGGAAGAGACCACGAGCATCAATGTAGGCGCGGGAATCAGCAGCAGTAGCGGCGGGGCCACCGAAAGCATGGACGGCGTTGGGGAGGGCGTCAATGGCATCAGTGTAGTTGAAGGGTTGGGCACCAAGCACCTTGAACAAGAGGGCATCGCAAGTCAAAGACGAGCAGTAGTCGACGTTCTGATCGGGTTGGACAACCCAGATGAGCTCCTTAACGGGGTGGTTGAAGTTGAGCTTGATCTTGTTGGAAGATGAACCAACAGACTCGTCGCCGGTGAACTGGAGCTGAGTAATCAAGTACTCGTGGGGGTTCTGGGCCATTCTGCGGCGCTCATCAGTGTCCAAGAACACATAGTCAACGTACAAAGAGGCGGCGACCAAAGACTGGTTGTAGGCAATGGTGGCGGGGACGGGGCGGCCAACGGACATTTGTTGGGCCTGTCCTCCGTAGGGGTTGGAGTTGCAGTTCAAGGTGGTAACAGCCCACAAGCACTCATCAATAGGGCGGATATCAAGGTTGATCTTGACCTCGTGGTATTGAAGAGCAATCAAGGGAAGAGCCAAACCGGGGTTTGTGCAAAACCAGAACTGAAGAGGCACGTACAAGGTGGTCTCAGGGAGTGCGTTACGGGGAGCGCACACTTGGCGGGGGGCCAAGGAGTCACAGGGGGACTCAACATCAGAGAATGAGGGATCAGTGATGAAGGTAAGCTGTGTGGTGTTACCAATCATCTTGAAGTATCCGCGCTGTTGCTCGGATGTCATGGTGAGCTGGTTCCAGATGTGCATCCAGTCACCATACTGGCGGTCGATGCGTTGACCACCAATCTCCACCTCCACCTGGGCGATGAGCTGTTCACCGGGGAAATCTAACCAACGGGCATACACACCCTGGTTGGAGCCAGCAGTGTAGTTACCGAGACCCATAAGTTGGTTGATCTCAGGAAGAGTCACCTGTAAGTAGGTGCGGTAGGCAAGATCACCGTTACGGGAGATCACACATTGGACTCTGCGTCCAAAATCGGCCTGACCATTGAATGTCTGTTCAATAGATTCAATAGCGAAGTTAGTATATCGGCGATAAGTAACTTTCCAGAAAGTAATTTGCGGGTTACCAGTAAGGTAAACGTCTTGGGCGCCATAAGCGACGAGTTGCATTAATCCACCTCCCATTTTATATAGTTGCTAAAGAAAAAAAAATTTTGGAATTTAATTTAATTAAATTTAATTAAATTAATTTAATTTACACAAAAAAAATAATTTGACTAGGAAATTATTTTATTGAAATCTAAACTGCTCTTCATAAATTTCAACAAATATGCGTCCTCTAGAACCTCCTTCTTATTTTCGTGATTTTTTGTAAAAACATATGAACTATTTCGTTTCTTGACCGACCACCCCTGCTCTATAGAGTTAAAAAGTAAAATCATTTTTTGAAATTTTATCACATCTACTTTTACATTTTCATTCTCTAAATCTCTTAAAGATTCTAAATTAATTCTCATGTCCATTTTTAATTAATTCAAAGAAAACTAAAATATATTTTTAACTAGTCTCTTAATTGCCTGCTAATATTATTCGAAACACAAAGCAATAAATTGCTCTTATTCGTGCTAAAATTTTAGCAAATAGCATTTTACACTATTCATTAACCGGTGTTTGCCAATACTATCCTGTTTTTGCGTTTATACAAAATATATTTAAGGGAAAATATTAATTAAATACTTATGATTAAATTAATGAAACGGGGGTATGCCAAATTTCAAGCCGAAGTCTAACAAAACTATAAAATATAATAAGAAAACGGCAGTCACGCTTGATAACAAGCACAAGGAATTTTTAAATGATTTCATGAAAGATGATTACAATACAATCCCCGAATTAAAATTGGAAAGGCAAGAAATACAACATAAAATCAATAGTGGTGAACTTTCTCTCGAGGTACGTCTTGACATGGAAGATCAGATGAAGGTTTTAACGGAACGGATCAAGGGTCTAAAAACAAAGAAAAAGGAGTATTTTCTTGACAATTCCAAATATATTTTTGAATATTTTGAAAATAAAAAGGACATATCCGTCGGGAATAAAGCAGTTGCGTCGACGAATAAATCAAAAATAGTAAACTCATTTTTTAAAATTAGGGATGAACCGGCTATTGATAATACAGAACACATCGAAAACAGCAATATTGTTCAAAAATATTTAAGTAATATTGATGACATGTTTATCGATGTGAATTCGTTCATTTATCAAACGGATATCTGCAAAGTTTGTCACGTAGGCGAATTAATACCATTAGAAGACGAGGGTGTTCTAGTATGCAACAACTGCTCTAGAAGTATCCCCTATTTAATTGAAAACGAAAAACCGTCATACAAGGAGCCGCCCAAGGAGGTCTGTTTTTATGCTTATAAAAGAATTAATCATTTCAAGGAAATTCTCTCTCAGTTTCAAGGGAAAGAGACTACACAGATTCCACCAGAGGTTGTTGAAGATATTAAGGTTCAGATCAAGAAGGAGAGAATTGATATATCACAGATTACCAACGCAAAAACAAAGGAAGTTCTTAAAAAGCTGGGATACAATAAATATTATGAGCATATACCGTTTATTAAGGATAAGCTTGGAATCAAACCACCAGTAATGTCTCCGGAACTAGAAGAAACTCTTTGTAATCTTTTTTCTGAGCTACAAGCGCCATATTCGAAATATTGTCCGGATGACAGAGTCAACTTTTTAAATTATTATTATACTGCGTATAAGCTTTGTGAATTGTTAGGCGAGGAGAAATATTTACCGTTATTCCCGCTATTGAAAGACAAGGAAAAACGAATAGAGCAAGACGCGATTTGGAAACAAATATGTAAAGAACTTGACTGGGAATTTATTCACACCGTTTAAATAAAAAGGCAACTTAAAAGAAGGGTTGGTTTATCAAATCAAATCGAATCAAAATAATATAAAACAACATTGTTATATTATTTTTAAAATTTAGTAAAATAAATACTATTTCTATATAAATGGGAAGATTTAAGAATTTCTATACAACTTGTAATCGTGCCGGAGCAAGGGCTTTTAACTTTGATAATCGTAATGTGCGAATTATAGGTCAGAGACAACCACAATCACAACCACAACAACTTACATTGACAACAACTCCAACACCTATAACTGGATTGGTGCTATGCCAAGAGTGTGCCGATCCTACTGAAATAAATTTACATTATAGTAAAGCATTTGTATTATCTTGTATGGATTTTAGATTGAGAGATAATTTAACATGCAATTTTACATATATGGGATTTAAAAATAATTATGATGAATTTATTTTAGCGGGTGCTAGCTTGGGGTACAATGGTTTACTCGATTATAACTGGCAATCATGCGCAGACGCCCATATCGAACTATCTCACGGGTTACACGAAATAGGCGAAATAATACTTATAGATCACATGAGTTGTGGTGCTTATAAGGCAAAATATGGCAATATAACTCCCATCGAAGAATATGAATATCACATCGTTAATTTAAACAGCGCTGCTAAAACAATACAAGAAAAATATCCTTCATTTACTATAAAAAAATTTATTATTTCGATTGACGGAGGCTTAATTGTAGATATAGATAGTTATAAAGGCATTTTTCCGTTTTAGAGTTTTAATTCTCTGGTCTATACGGAAACAATTTTAGTAAATTGGTGTTATAAACTGAGAAATTTGGGTCGGAACTATTAGCTCCCACTCCATTTCCAAAACACCTACCGCCTCTCTGCTTACGCGTCTGTCGTCGAGACTTTTTACCACACCGGCTCTTTATTATTCGCCGTTTAGACTTCTTCCTCATTTGTTTCGTCATAATATATTAACAATAGATTAAATATATTATAAGCTTAGTTTGTTAGTTTGTTAGTTCGTTGTTATACTCTTAACTCAACTTAAAATCCACCTGGGAATTTAACCAAGTTGGCACCGATACCGAAACCTGCACCAGAGCGGGCAGTAGCACCCATGCTCGGAACGTAGGTGTCAAGAATGCTGAATGTGGCAGCAGCAGTCAAGGCAATCAACACGATTTCCTCAATATTCAAGGAACGTTTAGGAATAGCATAGGCAGCAATTGCAACCATTAAACCCTCAACAAGATACTTAATGATTCTCTTAACTAGTTCAGCGATGTTAATCAATCCGTTCATTATACTAAATCAAAAGAAAAAAATATATATATTGCGATAAAAAACTTAAAATTAAATACTCTAAATAACTAAATGGATCGATCCAAAGGTAAAGGTGTTGAAAGAAAGCAACTAAACGGCAAGCCCAATCCCAAATATGTTGATTTGTTGGAGGAGGATAAACCAATTGCTGGACAGAAATTCGCGTGTATTTCATTTTGTTCCCCCGAAAAAATTCTCAAGGAAAAGCAGGTCTTCTTGTTCGAAGAATTCCTAAAGGGCTGGGATTTCAGCAAATCAATGGAGAAGTTTGTTCAGTTTCTAAACTTTGTTTCTTATAAATACAACATTTCGTTCGACGATGTTTCTAACGATTTTAAGGAGTTTGTAAAGGAGGAGCGCGAAACACTTGTTAAATCAAGCATGGACGACGACTACAAGACATTTATCGATAAGAACGAAGACGAGCTGCAGAAGAAATTTGATATTGCGCATAACTTTCAAACAAATACTCGCGGTTTAAAAATTCGCGGTTCTTACCCTTCACAAGAAGAGGCAGAGTTGCGCTGTAAGTTGTTGCGTGAGGCAGACCCGAATCACGACGTATATGTTGGTCCGATTGGTATGTGGATGCCGTGGGACCCTGAAGCATATAAGACTGGTCGCGTTGAATATATGGAGGACGAGCTAAATCAATTGATGAGTGAGAAGAACAAAAATGAGGCAAACGCCAAGAACACATTTGAGCAGCGTGTGAAGGAAACGAAACAAAAGGCAATCGATGAAAATATCAAGGCTGCTGAGAAGTCAGGAAATACTTTAACACAGACCATCGATGCTCAGGGCAATTTGGTTGGCGTAAATAGTGCGAACACTCAAGAATCCGCGCTCAGAGAACAGGACAACATATCTACGGCCGATATTTGTATGGAATTGTTTGAGGGCGAGAATATTGTTTCTGGCAAAACTGATAATGGCGCGAGTCAGCTAGTAAGTGGGCCATTTGCTCAAAAAAACACCCTTGAGCAGGTTGATTAAACGTGATAATTTACCATTTGGGTTTTATTGCAAATTTTATAAATAAATTGATGTTCGATTGACATATCAATTTATTATAGCTAAAATAATTTAAAGCCTTCAATAATAATATTATATGAAATACAGTATACATAAAGACGACCTAACCAAAATTAGCTATGATTTATATAAAACTTTGTTGGGCGACCATCACGAGTTTTATTTATCTCCAGGAAAAGAGCATTATAAATTACTTTCCTATTTCTCAACATTATTTAATAATTCAAATATTATCGATATCGGAACGCACGAAGGACATTCGGCTCTTGCTTTGTCTTACAACAGCAGTAATAAAATACATACATTTGATATTGTAGACAAAGGGGCGCTTCCTGTAAAAAATGTTGATAATATCCATTTCAGCACGGATAATTTATTTGATAAAGAAATCTTCAATAAATGGAGAGAGGTAATTGTTTCTTCCCCGTTTATATTTTTAGATGTTGATCCTCACAACGGAATAATGGAATTAGAATTTATTAGCTGGCTCAAAGAAATAGATTACAAGGGCTTCGTTATTTGTGACGATATATGGTATTTTAAAGAAATGAGAGACAATTTTTGGTATAAAATAGAAGACAAATATAAGTATGACTTGACAGACATTGGTCATTGGTCGGGGACAGGAATTATCACCTTTAACCATGATATACAATTTGATAAATTCGTTGTGTCTAATTGGACGATGGTTACAGCATATTTTAATTTAACTAAATGTTATGATGCAAGCCCTGAAATAAATGCTAAGGATTTTGACTACTACCTTAGTCATTCTCTCTCAACGCTGACTTTACCACATAACCTTGTTATTTTTTGTGATGAAGATAGTATTGGCTATATAAAAAAATTACGACCTGCCTTTTTAGACAGTAAAACCAAATATATAATTAAAGAATTTAACAGTTTTAGGTTTGAAAAGAATGGAATTTTGTTAGCAGACTGTTTTGATGATTATAGAGTTAAAATTATTGAAAATAGAATTAAAAATCCATATCATTTTGATAATAGGAATACAGCGAGTTACTATTTATTTTGTATGGCAAGATACGCAATGTTAAAAGAAGTTATCAAAACAAACCCTTTTAACTCAACTCATTTTTGTTGGATTAATTTTTGTATTGAAAGAATGGGTTTCAAAAATCTTATCAGATTGGAAGAGGGATTATCCATAAATAGAGACAAGTTTTCAACATGTTACATTGATTATATTCCAGAAATACTGATAAATAACACCAAAGAATATTTTAAATGGGGCAGATGTAGTATGTGTAGCGGATTTTTTACAGGAAATGCAGAATATATGTACAAGGTTTGCGATTTATTAGAGAATAAATTCTTAGAATATTTAGAGCTTGGCTATGGTCATGCTGACGAACAGTTGTATAGTCCTGTCTATTTTGAACATCCTGAATTGTTTGAACATTATTACGGCGATTATCATGAGATGATTACAAATTATAACTACGTATATGATTCTCCCAACAGTCCAATCAGAAATTTTATTCACAATTCTTTTCAAAATCGTAATTACATAAAATGCTACGAGGCGTGTAAATTTGTATTTAATTCGTGGTCTCTAGATAAATGTGAAATAGATCAGAACAATCTATATACATTGTTTTATTATTACATGTTTTGTAAAAAAATATTGAACGATTTCCATTCTTAAATGGGTACAAAACAATTTTATTTTTCAAAATCCGCCTTATTCGGAAAATATTTTTTGAAAAATCTTAACATCTGAGAAGCAATAACTTTTCTTTTTCCCGGATCTGGTTCTACGTCATTTATACAAAAAAACTTGGGGCGTCTACTAGCAATGTCATCTAGTTTTTCTGAAAAGTCGTCAATTGCGGACGACACGTAAACCGAAGATGTATTTTCATTGTCGAAAATCTTTGCCTTTTTATGCAAATACATGAATTCTGCTATCGGGTAGTGTATTTGCTGACAAGGCGAAAGCAAATTATTCTTTTCACAAATATCATACCCTTTGTCCTTTCTTTTTTTTGTCATACGTATCCAATCTACATAATCAGAATAGGTCTTGTTAAAATCCAATACTAAATTTTTAATTAGTGAAATAGGAATGTGTTTGTATAACTTGTCCGCACTTTTGGGCAACTCAAATTTCAACTTCTGTTCGCCATCCTCTTTGACTATATTTCTGGTTTGAAGAGTATAATCATCTATTAATGCTTTGCCATCACTTGTAAAGAAATCGGTGTATTTTACTTTTCGACCTAAAAATATGTCGTCATTAAAATATATATAATGATTCGATAGACCCTTAATGTTTGCGATGGTAGTTTCTATTGCGTTTGAATTCGTATTTGGCAAATATTTTTCAGACGGAAATGTTTCAGAATGTTCAACTATTATTATTTTGCTGTTATCTTTAATCCAGCTAGGCTGTTTGGCATTATTCATTAAAATAAATATTTTATTCACCCACGGAGCGAAAAAATGAACAGATCGCAAGCTATATTGTAGTTCGTGATTATATCCCAATCTTCTATCATTTGACGCGTTTTCGCCCTTCCATGTATAAACCACGTCAATTGGAAATGGAGTCGCACGCGGCGACATATTTCGTTTAATAGTTTTGTTGTGAGTCTTTTTATTACTTTTACTTTTATTTATGATGCCTACCATATGATATATTATACGATAATATATTATACATTATATTTGAATATATTGAATCTTTCTACCATTTGCTCGCCTTTTTAACGCTAATTTTTGGCCCAGCGCCTCGTTTTTTCACCGCATTTGGGTCATATTGTTCCTCCTCTTCGTCGTCCTTAAGGTTCTTGGACAAATCCCAAAATTCCTTCGACCCCAATCTGAAATCGCCATGGTTATCTGCCTTGTACCAAAATACCTGGTCGTGCAATTTATTTGATTTCGAGTTGTTATTAATAACCAAACACTCGTAGTTTTCTGTACACTGGTCCATCACTTGACAAAAGCTCTCAAATGTGGGGAACATTCCCGCGTAATTTTCATAGATGCGTTTTCTGTTTGCGATATAATTCTCTCTAAGAATGAAAACATAATCAATATTTGTTCTCAGTGTGGGCGGAATGCCTAGGGGATACTGCATAGTTATCACCAACATCACCTTCCAGTGTCTTCCGTTCATGAAAAGTAAACGCATTAGTTTATCTCGCGACCACGTATTGTCGTAGAGACAATCATCCAAAATAACAAATGCTCTGGGATCAATGTTGCTGCGTTTATAAGTCTCCATTTCCTTTTTAATTTGTTTAAGAACGGTTCGCTGTCGTTTTAGAATATTTTCAATTATAGCAGAATTATATTCGTGGTGAACAAACAACTTGGGCACCATTTTTGCGTAAAACCCGTTACCTTCTTCAGTTCCCGAAATGACTGTTCCGATTGGAATATCCTGTTGATAATATAATAAATCTCTAACCAAGAAGGATTTACCGGTGTCTCTCTTACCGATTAATACAACCACCGGGCCCTTATTTTCATTTGGCTTAAAGCTGATATTTTTCATATCAAATTTTTTTAATTCTAATGTCATTTTAATAAATCGATAAAATAAATATATTATGCTAAACGAATTTAACCGAACGATACCTCTTTAACATTTACACATTTGCTACAAGATACCTATGTAATAACCAACTAACGAATTTAAGTGTTTAAGCCATACAATGAGTTAAAAACACATATAATTTATATATTAATTAGCTAAAGTATGTTGATTAATTATCAAAAACGAAAGAACCAGGAACTTTTTAATAGTTTAGCAAAACCCGAATCGCTATTTATGTCGGATATGCAAAATTTTATACCAATTTATACGCGATTTTTCTCATTGAACGATACGAATTATAACAGCATAAACTTAAACCATGAATGGTATCTTTCGGATGCGAATAAATTTGAAAACGACAATAATATATACAAGTGCAAAGTTAAGAACGCAAATAACAATAAACAGAAGGACGTTATGGGTTTTTTTAAAATGGCCCCCCTATTGGATCCATATAAGTATTTGATAGGCAAATATAATGTTTCTGATGAGAATTTGTTTGTATTGCCTCAACTAACATCAAGTGATACAGATTGTAACGCAAAATTTGTAGACCAAAACAATTCAGCATATGTCGACGGATTTTTCACCTTCTTAACAAGTGGATTGAAGCAAAGCCATAAATTTTCACATGGTATCGATTATTACGGATCCTTTTTAGGAATTAAGAACGATTTCACGTTTAATGTGTATGATGATATTGATTATTTAAATAATTCCGAATTCTTCAATAAAAACAAAAATGTTCTCTTTAAAATAGACGATTATGACCATTTGATTCAAAATGAAAATCCTGTTTTGAAGCC